TTTCATTAAACCAAAGAAGTGGAAACCTAGAGCTGTGCTTAGATTTTAACGTATATGTTAAAGGTGTAAAATGACCTTTTAATAAATAAACCCTGTCTCTAATTTCCCATTTGGGCTTTGCAGGTTGTTGCACTTTTTTAGGTGCTTTGTATTCTTGAGGAGCAACCTCAACTTTTTTAGCTGTAGCTTGTTTAGCCATGATATAATATAATTAAATAGTTTTTAAAAAAAAGTAATAGTTACCCCTAGCAAAAGCCAGGGGTAAAAATTACAAAGTTGATTCTAAATTAGTCAGTGAAAAGTACAAAGTTATTCGCAGCTTGAACACAAAGACATCTTTCAGAAAGGAAGTGTACTTGCATAGCGTCTAGATCAGAAGTGTAAGCTCCTCCAACAGATCCAGTTAACCAAGTCTTCATACGGCGGTCATCAGCTTGAGAAGCACGATAACGCACGTGTAAGAATGGTCGTCGGATGTTAGTGCCTAAAGTTTGATCGTAAACAGTAGATGTTCCAGCAGGAACTAATACACCTTCAATACCAGCATCAGCAACAGCGCCACGCGTTGAAGCATCATTAAGATATTTCCAGTCAGTCTTATAGAAGTCATAAGAACCTCTTCGGAAACCTGTGAAACCTAAGTTTAACGCCATTTCTTCAGAGTTCTCAAACAAACCATAAGCAGATCCAGCCCCAGCGTTTCCACCGTTTAAACTAGCAAGCATATCGTCAATACCTAAAGAAAGACCACGATTCAAGAATAGCATGTTCTCTTCAATAGCTCCTTGAGTATCAAGGTTTTTAAGTATTTCATCAAATTGTGCTAAAGTTGGAGTAGCTCCATCAAAAACATTACCTCTTGATTTAATAGCAGCAAAAAGACCTTCAGTTCCTTTGTTAGATTGTCCATCTTTACCAGTAGTTAAACCAGCAACTCCAGAATTAGCAGCAGCTAAAGTTCCTTCAACCATTGACATCTCTAAGTAATCTTCAAAACGTAGTCGTGTCTCAGACTCAGCTTTTAAGTACCAAAGATATCCACCAGTTCCGTCTTCAGTAGCAACTTCAACCCAACCAATTTGAGCAGCATCAGATCCAGAGATCTCATACTTAGACTTAATAATGATTGGTGAATTGCTAAATTGAGTGAATGATGGAGTAATAGATTCTAAACCGCTATCTCCAGTTCCTTTTTGGAACTCAGAACCGTAAACAAAAATCTTTATTTTACCGTCGTTTGTTCCAGCAGCAATAGTAGCTCCAACATTAGCTCCAGTATAAGTAGCAACTGTTATAGTAGCTTCAGTACCACCAGCGTTATTTGCACTTCCTGTTACTAAAGCTGTTACTTCTGCACCAGTTACAGTGTCCATAATCACAATTGTTTGATTTTTTGAAATAACATTAGCAACAAAGTTTGGACCTGCAGTTGCGTTTAGTGGGAAAGTTATAGTTGTTGCTGAAGCTACTGTACAATTGTCGTAAGCTACGTGCAACCTGTTTTGCTCTGACCAGATAACCTGATCGGATGTCATAGGCATTTCAGCTCCAACCATACGTAAGAAACCAGAAAGAGTTCTGTTTCCATAACGCTCTACTTCTTGTTCGTAGATTTCAGGTAGGTACTGTTGTGCGAAATCATTGTTTCCGTCGACAAAGCTTAAATAGTTGTCAACTAAAACTTGTTGTTTTTGGCTTGGTTTAAGTGAACCAAATTTTGGGGTAATTTCATTAGCCATAATTTATATAGTTTTAAATTTTAATTTTCTTAATTGATAATTTTGAAGAATCATTAAAGTTATCGCTTATCACTTTTGCTTTTATCCCATTAACAAAACCATTTGTTTGAGCAGCAGCTCTAGGTTCTGCGCTTGGGTTTTTAGATCCATCGACCACCTCTCGGATTGCGTCGGCTTTTCCTTGTTCGTAAAAATGACTAGCAATAGTATCTACATTCTCAGCAGCATAAATAGCCTTATGATAACCACTAGAATCTTTTATCTTACCTTCATTGTCAAAGAACTTCCCGACTAGGTTTGTGATATTAGACTGTTTATCAGCTAACTTTTCTGGATTTTGCACACCGTACCTGAACTTCTTTTCTCCTACCTTAAAATCAAAACCTTTGAAATCTGATTTGAAAAGCTCATTTGTTCGTTGTTTAAAATCATTATGATTCTGAGATGCAGTCTCCTGCTCCTTCGTATAGCGGTTGAAAAAATCCATAGCTTTTTGTTGCTCCTGAGTTACGCCGGGTCTCAACTTGATATCGTCGTAGTATTTACTCTTGGCGCTTTCCAAAAAGTTTTTGGCTTTTGCAACCTCTTCTTTCATTGCGAGTTTCTTTTTGCGGATCTCTCGCTCCTCTTCTAATTCTTCATCAAACGAAAAAGAATCTTCCATAAGGAAGTTTACTTCATCGCTATTCAAGTGCGGTTTAGTTTGTTTGTAATATTCTCTTAACAATGTATTATTATCAACGTTAGAATAATCAGCATTAAGCCGCACGTAATCTTCTATAGTTCCACCTGTCTCTTCCATAAAAGAAACAAGCTTTTCAATATTTTCTGGTAAAGGCTTACCTGTTATTTCAGCGTCTCTTTTAGCTTCTTTAACTTCTTCCTTTATTTCTTTTACTTCTTCTTTTACCTCTTCATCGGTTATTTCTTGAAGAAATGGCTTTTCATCTTGAACGGGTTGCCGTACTTCTTCAACCATTTCTTTGCTACTTCCACTGTCTTTTTGTTCTTCGACAGCAACATCGCTTGCATTTGTTTCTCCGATTTGAATGGCATCGTCTTCTTTTTTATCTTCTGTAGGTATAACTACTTTAGTTACCTCTTCTTGTTTAACTTCATCTTTAGGTTGTGATAAATCAACTTTTACAACCTCTTCAGTTTTATTTAGTTTTTTCATCTTAGGCTTAGACTTTTTAATTTTAAAGTCGCCTTCTTGCTTTACTGTTTCTGACATAATATAATATAATTAAATAAATAAAAGGTTTATTCAGGTCCTAACGAATCTAAATTAAACCCACCTAAATCATCATTACCTTCTGACTCGAAGTTAATAGGTAATAAATCATTTTTTCTTTGATCAATCATTTCTGATTGCTGTGTTCCTTGTATTCTAGTTCTTTGATCTTTACGATCTTCTATTTCTTTTTCTCTATTTGCTTCAACTCCTGCCCTAGCTTTTGCTAATTCCATTTGGTAATTAAACTCTTCAGCCATTAACTCTCTTTTTATTTGAGCTTCTGTTTGAAGTCTTTGTATCTCAAATTGAGATTTAGCTTGTTCTAAATTTACTTTTTCTTGAGTAAGCGCCTGTTGCTTTTGTACTTCAGCCATAGCAGACGCTTCAGAAGCTTGAGCATTTGCTTGTGCTTGAGCTTGGATGTTTTGTTGAGAAGCTTCTTGCTTTTGCTTTTGCCTTTGTGTTTGCTTTAACTTCAAAAACTGATTGGCTAATTTAATGTTATTTATTTCTCTAATATCTATAGCGTCAGCTAAATCTATTGATTGAGTTTTTAAAGCAACTTGTATGTTTTGTTCAAGCTTAGCTTTTTCTTCTTCTTCTGGCTCTAATTCTAAATAAATACCAAAATCATGTATCTGCAAATTAATTAGTTCTTCTAATGTTTTAGTGTTAAACGTACTAATTGAATTTTTCAATGATTCTCTAGTTAACGGGTGTTTTATTAAATCAGCTGCTTTTAAACTAATATTTTCGCAAGTTCTTAATCCTATGTATAATAAAGAATCTAACAAGTGCCTTGTTGCTGTGTTAGAAGCATTAGCTGCTAATTTTTGTAAACCAACTAAAGAATCTTTATTTGGCATACTACCATCTCTAGCTTCATTAAGTCCAGTTACATCGCGTATCATTTGTAAGTAATATTGATACGTTCCTATTAAGCTTTGAATTTTAGCTTGACCCGATGAAGAAGATAATTCTGAAATAGGCACTTTACCTGGATTCATACCACCTTCTTGAGTAAGTGATCTACCAACTATAGAACCTGTTTGGAAATACATGTTTAAAGCCTCGGCTGGATTATAGTTTGTTCCATTACCTAAATCAACTTCTGCTAAGCCATCCATATCTAAGAAAACACCATCGGGCACTATTCTAGACATAACTTGTTGTAACTTAAGGTGTGTAAGCTGTATCATATCAGCAAATCCTGTTATTTTACTAACTATAGATTCAATACGACCTTTATATAATCTAGGTGCTGAAATACAATAGTTCATTTTAACTCTCGTAGTATCAGCATATGGCCTAGTCATGTTTTCAGCAAGCTTCCACTCTAACATGTAATTGTTCCCTAAAACTTTTGCTCCTGTATATAAAACTTCAATTGTTCTTGTTACTACATCAAAGTTATCACTTGGGGGTGGATTAAAACCATCATCTTTTACTAGTGCTTTTTCAAGACCTTGATCTGTTTTCTTTATTTTAAATACTTGATTATGATAAGTTTTATATTCAAAGTACATTACCTGCACTGTGTTTTCATCATAATTACCCCAACCTGTTATATACTGAGAATTACCAGGCATTTGTTGTATTTTAATTAACTCTTCTTCTGGAATATCTGGATATTGTTTTTTTAATTCAGGTATAGTAATAGACTTTACTTCACCCACATAGTATATATCTTCAAAGTTGGGGTCTTCAGTATATGAATAAACCATATAAGAAGGGTCTACGTAATTTATAGTTATTCCTTCTGTTTTGTTAAAATGAGTTTTACAAGCTCCTATACCTAAAACAGTTAAATCATAAGCTAATCTACGCTTAGTTTCTTCGTACTTGTTTAAGTCTAAAACATTATTAATAACTTCTTCTTCTGCAATTTCCACTTGTTGTTTGAAGTTCATTTGCATATAAAGATCTAATTCTTCTTTACTAGCAGGTAACTCTTCCGGATTAGATGTATTAAATATGTCTACATTAAGATTTTCTTTAAATTCAGTAAGAACTGGTTTTAAATTTATATCTCTTAAAACAGCTTCAGCATATTTTGTTTTTTCTTGTACAGAATAAGGATCTTGAGCAATAGTGTTTATTTGATATCCTTTTTCAGACATTCCATTAACTACAATGTCAACAAACTTAGAAACAACAGCTACGGGTTTCCAGTCTAAATTTAAATAAGATAAATCACCATTTATAGATAACTCATCTTTATATTTTTGTATTGATTGCTCTCCTCTTGCATATAACCTTAACTGGTGAAAGTTAGAATAACTTTGAGCATATCTATTACCTGATCTTCCTTCTTGAAACCATTCCCCTTCTATAGCTCTACCTACTTGAATACCGTAGTCTAAGCTTGCTTTTTCTTCATTGCTAACCACTTGGCTAGGAAAAGAGCTGTTTGTATTAGTTTGGATCTTCATTTATTAAAGTATTTTTGAAATGTTTCCACTATTGTTATATCTTTTTATGCCTAAATCTATAGATTTACGTTCTTTTTTTGCAACAGGTATGTATCTGTTTTTATTACAAGCCATTAAAGCTAAACCAGAACTTATAGATGCGTCATGCCTTGTTCTATTATTAACATTAAACTTAGCCCAATCATTTAAGGTTCTTTGAAAATACATATCTCCGTATCCAGTTTCCAGTATACCAACATGTGTATTTATATATGTTTCTATAGCAGCTGCGTGAGCTTGCTTAATATCTTCGCTGGTATTTGGTATACCACCTATTTCTCTTTCTGTGGCCGATAGTTTGTTCCAAACTTTATCTGGCCTGTTCATTGAGTAACCTCTATAACCTCTTCTTTTAAAATGATATAAAAGTCTTGGCTTGTTATTTTCTGCTAATATAGGCATACCGTAAAAAACGCAAGCCATTAAAACGTCTTCAAAGAATATTTCTGCGGTTTGTGGCCTAGCTATATATTCTAAAAAGAAATGATTAGCAGGTGCGTTTTCCATACTAAACTTAGTAAGACCGTGTAAAGCACCATTAGAACCTCTACCATCTACAGTTCCTGATATATCATAGCTGTCACAACCAAAAGCTCCAACGTGCTCATTACCAGGATTTTTACTACCGTTTTTTACAATCACTCTATTTTGTAACTCTATTTGAGGCACCCAAGATATATTAAATCTTCCGTCTTTATTAGGTACAAATATC